ACTAGATTCTTTAAACCATATAGATAGTTGATTAACTCTAATATTTTGAGTGTTACAATTTGATAAATCAAATGTAATATATTTTGTAGAGCCACTAGATATGGCAATTTTTGACGGTTTAGGATATATGGGTATTGGTATAGCATCTGATTGAGGAATTCTTTCATTACCAATATAAACTGGTCTATGGTATAAATAAGGTACACAAGATTCACCATTAATAATTTCTACTAAAGAAGAAGTAAAATCAGTATTAATTACATAATATTGAATGTATAAAAATCCTGAACTGTACGAAGTTAGTGATATAGGATATGGAAATTTATAAATATTATTAGAAAATTCATCCCAAAAGTATGGATTGTCTTCTGTTCCTATCCCAGTATGATAGGAGTTATCTGCTGTTCCATCGAAATTAAGTATTAGACTCATAACTTTATAAAATATTATTCATTATGTAATTAATAGACCATATCCATTTAATACTTCATTTTTAACATCACTGTATACATAATTTGAATCTGTATATCCTTGTTTAGTAATTTTAGTTCTAACTTGAAAGTATTTATAATTTATACCAATATTATAATCTTTACCCATAATATTTGTTGTTATAATTTCATATGGTGGACTAAAATAACCTACAGAATTAAAAAATATAAAAACATCTTCTGGAAGATGATACTGTCTTATTGATTGAATTTGAATAAAATTTTCATCTGGTAGATTAGCATTAATTCCTGGCATATACCAATCTGATATTGCTAATTCACAAATAACATTAATAAATTCATTTGAGCCAAGATATTGACTCCATCTAGGATCACTTCTAGCACCTACATATATTATTGGTATGACTGTATCGTTGTATCTTGGAGGTTCAAAGTTAAGACTATCAGCATTAATTAAAATAGGAATAGAACCGCCGCGTATTCGTGGAATACCATTAATAGTATCTTGAATTTGGAATAAAAATGTATATTGAGGCTGTATAAGAATTAATGGATTTTCAGTTGTAGTTGTTGTAGTAGTAGTTGTAGTAGTATTATTCTCATTAAAAAATTGACTACATCCACCATTATAAATTAATTTTCCATTGCCAGATAAGATAGATACTGGTGCTGATCTTTCTGCACAAAAATCTAATCTTTGAACACTACCAACAACTATTTGATTAACGGAATTAGCATTATCACATGGAGCAAAAGTAACAACAGCGCCATTTTCATCATCTGGTAAAAAAGAGTACGAGGCACATGGATAATTGAGATCTATTGGTGGTAATGTAGTAGAGGTCGTTGTAGTGGTAGTAGTTGTTGTAGTAGGACAAATAGAACCACTATTTGGAATAGTAATATAATTAGAAAAATCTTCTGGCGGTAGAGTAGTAGTAGAAGATGTTGTTGTAGTATAATCAATAAATGGACTAGGGCGAAAATCGCACTTTTTTGGTTTTCCCATGAGTCCATTCCTATTTATTTATTACAACATTCACATGCCGTAGCTTCAGAACTTACCCAAATAGGTCTATATTGATTATTAATTCTAACGGCTATTACATAATCATTTTTAGTAATTTTTAAATATGGATCTCGATTAATAAGAGAAACTGTACCATTATCTCCCCAACTACTATTTTTAGTAGATAATAATCCATTAGTAGGACTATTAGGACTAGTTGGTGGTTCAATACTATCTAAAGCATAGCCCTCAACAAACATAGACGTTACTAGATTTCTAGTAGCAATACCACTATTATTAATAGCTGTAATGTCATTTAGAAAATTAGCAGAATCAACGCTTGTTGCATCACTAAAACATAATGCATTTCTTAGTTTAATGTCTCCATTAACTGTTATTGATGGTCCATATCCTCCAGAATAAACTGGAGTATTGCTATATGGAGTTCCAGAACTTTGTAAGACTAATAAATCATTATAGTCATTACCGGAGAATCTAAATACAAGATCTTGTGATGGAAAGTCATTGCCAGTATTATCTATTACTTCAATGACTCCATTTTTAAGTCCTAAACTATAATAGCTATTAAGACTATCTAAGAATAATTTACCACCGCTTGGCATTGTTAATTGTTTATTAATATCATTTGGCCCAAGAGTTCCATCAAATAATACTTGATTGCCATTACCTAAAATAAATTTGTAATCACCACTAACACTATTTGCTAATCCACTATTACCAATAATAATATTATTGCTGTTGCCTCTGAAAGTATTATTGTAGATGAAAGAACCAATAACAATATTAGCATCTCCACTAGTTAAGCTATTAGCAGAGTGTGCGCCTATAACAATATTTCTATCGCCAGTTGTAAGACCGCTAGATGCTGCTGATCCAATAGCAGTATTATAATGACCGCTAGCAGACAAACTATTCAAAGCATAATAGCCTAAAGCAGTGTTACCACTTGGCTTTACGTTCATTGAACTAACAGCTTTTCTAGACTCTATAGATTTATATCCAGCAAATGTATTATTATAAGAGTCAGTATAAACTGCTCGTCCATCTATTTGATCTAATTTATTAACTACTAAGTCATGAATATTACCACTAGAGTCTAGTAAGGATAATGTATTTATTTGATCAGCATATAGTTTACTAACTCTAGTTGCATAAAGTTGAGGATAATATTCTATTGCTGATACTGCTGGTATAGTTTCTCTAAATGCTACAGAATTTACAGCACCACTAGTACCAATTGTGAGCATAGCATTTGCTACGCCTTTTGATAATAGTCCTATCTTATTATCATCATCAAAACGCATAAATATCGTTTTGCCGGATGATGCATACATATTGAGATCAGCAATACCACTAGTATTGGTATAGATGAGTTCTATACCGTCTTGTAAACAGTTTTGTCCACCTACTAATTGTAATGCGGATTGTGCGCTACCAGAACTTTCAGCAGCGGCACGAATGATAGAATCTGAAGATGATCTTACATTAAGAGTGGTTTTAGGTAATAAATATTCTCCACCGCTAGTAAAGTTGTTTATACCAACAACTCCACCATCGCTAGAATTTTTCATCACAATCAAATTGTTCATAGGATATGATGTATTATCATATGAACTAATTACAAATCGATCAGTAAGTGGACCAGTATAAACTATATTAGAGTCATCAAAATACTTTAACTCAAATCCTCTTAATTTATCTTTATCGCTATTAGTATTATCTTTAACTCGTACTTTGGAACCCGTAAGGAATTTCTGACTAACACTAACTCCACTTTCTAGTGCGGCTACCGTCACGCCATAATCAGATGAACTACCAGAGCTAGCAAGAAAATTAACATGAGATATACCAGCTAATACTCCTGTAGAAGAGTGTGGATTAATAGCTAATATATTGCCTCTGGAAACATAAAGATGATCATCATTAATAAATAATCCATAATTACTAGGATCTGTTGTTAATGATAATCTTCCACTAGTAACAACTCTTTGAGTTTTAAGATGACAGCCACTAGCAATTTCTAAACTAATATTAGATCGCCAGTGAGATTTAGAGTAAGCGTTACTAGTTTCCAAGCTTGAGATAGTGTTATAACCGCTTGGTTTGAACACAAACTCATAATCTCTTAAATAAGATGCTCCACTAGCTTTGACAATAAATCCAGCATTGTCTAGCAACTCGTCTGATAAGTATCCGCTAATAGTAGAAACGCCACTAATTGCTGCTAGATAAATAGTTTTATCGTTATAAATACTAGTATAAATAGTTATAAGATCATTGATATAAGCATGACCACTCACATGAAGGTCTTCAAAGTGTCCACTTAGCCATTTACGATCAGATGATCCTAGACTATAAGCTAGTGTGGTAGATGGATATAAATTAGTATTAGAATAAATACCACTTTTACTATAATCAAAACCAATAGATGTTCCACTAGCAAATATTAAATCATTAGTTAGATAAGCATTATTGAATCTATAATTAGATGATCCAAGATCAAAACCAGAATTATGAGATGGTGTGATATGTCCACTAACTTGTAGTGATCCTTCTGTGTGTAATGATCTTACGCCTATACCTAGTCTTAAAGAATCAAAATCACCATATACTAAAGGATTAAGACCAGAACCTAATGGATTATCACAGATATAATCATTATCAACAGGATGTGAAGCAATAATTAATTTTTTGTTGGTATTGCGATCAACATAATATCCGGCAGCATGACCAATAGCAACATTAAAATGACCAAGTTTATTATTTTGTAAAGTAAAATTACCTATACCAATATTACCACATCCAATAGTGTTTCCACCAAGAGAACTATATCCAGCACCAACATTATCGGTGCCATAAATATTGCAACTAAGCGATATAGATCCAATGGCAGTATTTCTAACACCTTGATAATTAGACTTTAAGGCCGCATATCCTAAAGCAGAATTATCAGTACTAAAATATCCATCAAGATTAATTTTTTCTAGAGTGTGCTGACCTAATCTTGTGGATCTGGTTTCTGGATTGCCAACATTAAGAGCATTAATCTCTTTGTCGAAAGTTAATAAATGTATAGAATCTATTATGTCTAATAAATTATGTCTGATATCATAAGGAGAGATCTGTCCTACTGAATTATCAGATAGTTCATTGACTATATTTTCTACTAACTGATTCTTACTCAGTATCATGTTTTATAGCCTTTATTTTAGACTAATTTCTAATGAATTTGAATCAAATTTGATATTGTCTCCTGTGTAAACTAATCTTGGATTTTCTAGTTGAGCATACATTAAAAGATTACCAGAACCATAAGTAGCACTATCAAGTATTGCTATTCCAGATACCCATCCCCAATCTGTGAGAGCGGTGCTAAATAAAATTTGAGATGCATTTTTAATAAATCCATTGCCTTCATATGATGTATAGCCTGGATTGGTCTGTGATCCACTAACATCAATAGTGGCTGGAGCATAGAATAGTACATTTGGAAATGTTTTAGAAAAAGTATATTGTTGTGTTACACTATTTGGATCAGCGGCTGTAGCAGCACTTTCTGATAGATATAATGGATAAAAATAACCACTATTATTAACTTCTGTACTATAAACTTGATAAGGAGTTGTAACATCATATCCAACATTATTCCAGGTATTATTGCCAGTAGTTGCTGGAGAGCCAAGATTTACTCTAGAATAATTTGTTGTAACAAAAGTTGCTCCTTTAGTAACTCCAGATGGTAATTCTGGAATAGTGGCTCCAGTATCAGAATCTTTGGGAACACCACTGGTTAAGGCTAGCGCAATCGTTGTGGGCTTTGCAAATGTTGCACCTCTAAATATATGAGAAAGCAAACCAGACTCTAGATAATCCGATAATGCGGCCATATTGATCTCCTAAAAAAATGATCCTAACAATACAATCTATCCTATTATACACAAAAAAGCCACCCTCAACTTAATGAGGATGGCTTAATTGTGATTCAATCTAATTATTTAATCAGAATGAACCTAGAACAACTCGGCGGTTGTCTAGAACGCCAAAGCCAAGCTCTGCCCAGCCATAATAACCAGCCCTTTGCTGACGGTGTAGAGTTGGGTCTTCAAACACCTGTAGCTGCTGCTTAACTGGCATAACAAAGCTGTCGTTGGTTGACTGATCAAGGCCAACAACAAGCTCAACGTCACTAGTCTGAACTTGACCACTAAGCTCGTTAGTGAAGAAGTTCTGGTACTCCTGGCCTTCGCCAAGCTCATCAAGGGCACGGAGATTAACACCGAAGATGCGTGTGATTGGAGCGCCACCTTCTGGTGCAGCATAGATCTCACGACGAGTAACATCGTCAACTTGATCTAGACCCCAATTACGAATATCTTCTAATGCTTCTGGAGAAACATAAAGATCTGTTAATCTACCACGACCAACTGATGCGGAGTTACCGCCTGAGTTACGACGCATAACTGTTTGCATTAGTGAAACTAATCTCTTACTAAATAGACCGGCTGTGGAGTCACCGTCATAAACAAGGATGTTACGGTCAACGCCAGCGGCTAGAAGAGTATGCCATGCATCGTCGTTCATCTTCTTGGTGAAACCGGCTTCCATTACTTGCATAGCACGACCAACAATATCCCATCTGGCTTCGCGGGCATAGCGAAGTAGATAGTCTACTGAAGAAGCAATGCTATATGTTGGGATCATTACATAATCACCCTCAACACTACGCTCTGGAATTCTACCGTGACCAGGATTGGTGTAAGCAATATGCTCACCTTCAAGGCCAGGAGAAACTAGATCAAGAGGAAATTCAGTTGTTGAACCGGCTTCCACGTTGATGGTTTCGAAAATATCACCAAGAATATTACCAACTAGAACACCCTTACGAAGAGGAAGTTCTAGAGCTTTGGCAAACTCACGTTGAGCAGCCATTGCTACATTTACATCGGCATCACCTGACTTGCGTAGGAGAGCGATGAATTCATCACTAGGTCTGTTATTGATAGGCATGTTTAATTCTCCTTTAGATTTTATAGTCAGGGAAGGTTGATTTCGACTTTGGCATAACCATCGGCATCCTTACTACTAAGGAATCTACCGACTTGTAGCACACCAGAACTGCCTGGGCTGTCTGTGCGAAGATTGCCAGCATTAACATGGCAAGCATAAGCAGGATCGCCAGCACTGACAGATGATGTTGTGATACTGTTTGTTACAACGTAACCCTTACGGAGAACTGTAACCTTGCCACCCTTCTGTACCTCATCCTTATGCTGATTGAGATGTGTACGGGTTAGATCTTTGTTAACAACGTCGTTTAGTAGAATGCCTACTGGGCGACTAGCAGCAGTAACAGCAGCATACTTTACAAGGTTTACACCCTGGTCCATAGCTGCGCCAGAACCGGCAGTATCATGCACAACTACGCCACCGCGAGTAGCGGTGCCTTCATTGTAGAAGAAACTGATGTCTGTTTGAAGTTCGTATCTATCTGATTTTAGAGCCATAGTATAGTCTCCTATTTATTTCACTTACTAAATACATTATCGGTTAACCACTGGGCCACACTGGCTCTAGTGGCATTAAGTTCGTCTTCATCTCCAGAAGCGTCAACAAGAGTTGCCTCTGTTGACTTAACGCCATCAAAAAGCTCCTCTGTTACTTCTTCAGCAACAATACTAGCTTTAGGATTTTTGCTTTCATTTTCCTCGTCTTTTTTAACATTCTCTTTAACTTCTACTTTTTGCTCCATCTTTGCCATCTTCTTTTTGTAGACAGCAACGATAGCTTCAAAAGCTGAATCTTCTAGATTATCATAAAGAGCGAGTGATTGTTCGGCTTCGGCATCTTCAAAGCCAGCCTGAATAAGACTAGCTTTTCTCATTGCCATTTTTTCTTTCTTTTTCATCATATGCATTTCGGCTTTTACATCGTTAAGTTCTGCCTCTTTAGCAGCTAGAGCATCCTGTAGATTCTGGATGGTCTGATCTTTTTCTGCAACTGCTTCTGTGAGAGTTTTATTGGTCTGCTCAAAATTTGATAGAGATTGCTGTAATTCTGTTACATTAACCTCTACATTTTCTGTAGCTTGTGTTTCGCTACTGACCTGTTCGGTAGCTACAGCAACAGCTTCGACCTGTTGCTCTACGGTATTTGTATCTGACATATCTTTTTCTCCTTGATTAAGATTACTTGAACTTTGTTCATTTATAGAGAAAGCTTTACTAGCATCAAGAATAACACTTCTTGGATTTGCTGGTTTAGAAACCAAACCTTTGCCAGAAAAAGAAATGTCTCTTAATGATCTGCCAATTTTATAGTCTTCATACTGTCCAGTGCCACCATATGCCCTTAAATGCTTAGTTAAAAATGAAGAATCATCATTTCTTGCTATTACTTTGTGACCACCATCTGGACTAATAAGAGCATAGTCAAAACCGGCAAATAAACATTCCATAGAAACGAACCATTTGCCTTGCTCGATTTCTGCTATAATTTTATTCATTCTTTCTCTATTTTCAGGATTAGTCCAACTATTGTATAGTACAGCTTCGGTTATGATATCAAATTCAGATGGAATATCAGTAGTATCATTAGCTACTGCATTACCATTTCTATCAATAACATAGCTACCAGTGATATGACCTATAATATCGTTTTCATTATGCATGAAATTAAACTGTTTATCTTCTGGTGTTGATCTAGCAGCCCATGTGGCAGCAGTAGAAAATACATCGTCATTTTTATTCCACCCAGTAGACACTAAAACAGATTTAATATAGTATAGATCAAGTTGTTTTGGATTAGCTGTAGATGCTTTAATTTTTTGAACAACATCATGACTTAACTTACAATTGTCAGTAGTAGATAAAACTGCTGGAGAGCAAAAGGCAATAGAAGCCTGTGACTGCACAGAGGCAGCTAGACCGTCTAAGATTTCATATTTAAATACTTTCATTTATATTTTCCTCTCAACATGCTAATACACAAAAAGCTAAAAACTATGTGTATTAGCTAATTTTATATTCAACAAAACATCCAACGATATGCTTACGATAAGAATCAATATTCATATTATTTATCGATATATCTTTAGATTGTAATATATTTTTAAACTCTTGTGGAGTCTTTAAATTCTTAGAAAGAATATTATGTATATTTTCAGCAGTAGCAGTTTCTAGTATTTGTAAATTAGAAAATACATCTAGTTTTAATTGTTCAAGATTATCAAACTCGGCTTTAGTAAGCTGTCTAAGATTTTTCTTATTATTTAGATCTAAATATGCTTTAGTTAATATATCTGAGGTGGTTTCCCAAGAAGACTCGGCCCATATTATTAATTCAGCAACACCTGGAGTAGACTTAGGATTAGCCACCCTTTGCTTTCTAACATTTGTATCTTGGCTTAATGGTGGTCTACCATTAGGTTTAGATTCGGGTTGTTTGGGCTGTGCAGTGGGAGAGGACGGCAAACCAAATCCGCCGCCCTTTGGAGCTAATAGCATATCTTTTGGAACGCTAGTTTTTATACCAACATCTTGTGGTAATATTTTGCCAGTTTGTAAAGCGATTTTTTCCAAGTCTTCTTTGATTTGTGGACGATGATATGGTCCAGCTTTTTGTGGGTTAGATTCATCTTCACGATCAGCAACCTCTCGTTTGAGACGAATTTTCTCAATTTGTGGAATTTCCTTAAATCTCTGTAAAAGCGTCTCTTGACTAATAATATCACGATCAGCAAGTTGTATAAGTAGATTTTTCTCTGCCGCTTCATCTGACAATGACATTTGATCAAACTGTATGTAAGCTTTATATCTAAAACCCATAGCCTGTCTTACAAGCTCAACTTCTTTTTCCCAAAATCTTACTAATTGATCTCGTCCGTATTGTAGTCTTTCAACAAGAGTTTTAAGTGAGATGAAGTTATTGGTAAATCCACCACCATTAGTAGCCATACCTGTTAGTGTTGGAGGAACGCCAAGACCAGCATAGATACTATTTAAAACAGCAGTATATTTTTCTGATCCTAGAAATTTATAAACCTCGCTGCTAGATTCTTTGAATGATAGTTCTGGACCCCATACTAATTCCATTGTGCCACCACCAACATTACTAGCTAAAATATCTCTTAATTTATTAATAGCTGCTTTATTTGGTAAAATCTTATGTTCTAGATTGCCGAGTGTCCATAGTCTAATGTTAGATATAGCTCCATCTAATGCTGATAAATCGGCTAGTCTCATTTTTTCTAGCATAATAACATCATCTAATATTGCATAAATCATTGGATTGGCCCATAATAGCCAATCATCTTTCTTATAATGGAAAACGCTCACACGTTCTGGATCTAGTGGTACATCGCGTTCTCCACGCATGAGGCTTTGTTTAATTGCTACTGGTAAACTTTCAATAAAATCGTTGGGAAGATCTCCAGCTACAAATTTATCAAAAAAAGAATTAGATGTTACAGTATAATTCTGTATGCCCATAAATAGAGATAGATTTCCATTTACAGATTTAACCGTAAGAGGATTGAAGAAATTGTATCTCCAGGGAATTTCGTTTGGTTTAGCGGATGGTATATCAACACGAATATCGCTAGCTAAAGACTTCATATATTGAATAAGTTGGCTATTCATTTTAGCATAGCTACGATAAGTAATAACATTACCACATCGATATAAAGTATTTAAAAATCTTTCGCTTCTTTCTTTACCATTCACATTCTTAAACCACTGTTGATAGAATTTTTCAACACTTTTATTAGGATGAATAATCTCTATACCTTGACTACCAAAATCACCCATAAGGTCAATAATATTACGAATAATACCAACTTTATCATATGCATCCATGCACATTTTGATAATGCTACGCTGCTGATTAGGGACCGCCTCATTTGGACGGAAAGCGTAATAATCTCTAGGGGTAAATCCTGGCTTAACAGATCTAGATGGTTCTATGTCTAAAAAGTGACGATAAATATTACCTTGAGATTTTGGCAAGCCAGTATAGTTATCAATATTGTCACTAAGTCTGTCCATAGCACTAGACTTACTATCAAAATTATCGTCTTGCCACGTTATAATATTTTCGTCATTCATATTGTTTTCTCGTTAATCGGATTGGTAATCGGAACGCCTATTAATACACATTTTTCATCTGTTCTGAGAACCAACTAGGACCAGAATATAAATTTTCATCCTCTGCCTTTTCGTCTCTATTTAGACCATGAGCAAAACCACCAAAAAACTTGTATTCTGCCTGCGTTGGTGTACGCTGTAATGTTCTAGCTGCCATGTTAGCCATTAACAATGCAGAATATCTATCTTTTCTAATTTTGTTTTTCTTACCAGTTCCAACTATTACTTCTGGAGTATCCCATCTATCTCTACCATTATTTGTTTGTGTCATTTGTATCATACTTAATTCATCTTTAAGTTGTTCTATGTCCATGACACAATCTTCTAGCGTGTCAAACATACGATTTTTAATCATATCTTCAGATGTGGATAAGCCTAAAGTACCTGCATCAAAAAATGGAAATAATAATACT